AAGTGCGTCGATGGGGAATGGCTCGTTTGTTCTATCACAGGTTTTGCGCCAGACTGCGAGGAGCTTTTTGAAAAGCGTGATGATGCTTGCCCGCTCGTGGAAATACAGGAGGATGATATGCGATGATGATTTTTGTTTTAAAGATCCTGGGCATCATTGTCCTCAGTGCGCTGGCCGCGGCTGGTGTCCTGATCGTGATCGTTATGGCCCGCGCAGCATGGATCGAGGAGAAGCAGATCAAAAGGGCTGAGGCAGCCGTTGAAAGAATAATCAAAGAAATCGAGGAGGAAGCACATGAACAAGGTGGTATTGATGGGGCGCCTGACGCGTGACCCGGATGTGAGATGGAGCCAGGGGCAGGATCCGAAGGCGGTAGCAAGGTACACGCTTGCAGTGGACCGGAGGTTCCGGAGAGAAGGCGAGCAGAATGCGGACTTCATCCCCTGCGTGGTGTTTGGCCGCGGGGCAGAGTTCGCTGAGAAGTACCTGCACCAGGGCACGAAGATCGTGGTCTCCGGTCGGATCCAGACCGGAAGCTACACGAACCGCGACGGCCAGAAGGTGTACACGACCGACGTGATCGTGGAGGAGCAGGAGTTCGCGGAGAGCAAAGGAAGCACCGGAGAGGCCCGGCAGGCAGCATCAGAGCAAGTGCCGGATGATGGCTTCGTGGATGTTCCGGACGATCTGAGCGAGGACGGACTGCCGTTTAACTGATCGAGGTGATGAGACTTGAACTTCAGGGAGACATTCGAATGGCTGATGCGTGACCGGCATCTGGACAGTAGGATCCGTAGGCTGAAGATCCGGCGTATGGAACTGATGAGCTGTCTGGAGCCGGGCTCCATGCGTTATGATCAGGATCGTGTGCAGACATCGCCGAAAGACACGGTCGCAACCATCTTCGCGGAGGTCGATGTGCTGGATCGGGAGATCGAGGCTCTGCAGGAGCAGAGGGCGGCAACCGTGATCGAGGTGAGCAATGCCATCGAGCAGATGGAGGATGATCGTGAGAAGACAGTCCTTGCAATGTTCTTCCTGGAGCGCAGGAGGATGGAGGAGATCGCCTCGGAAATGCACTACAGCATGCAGCACGCATACCGGCTGCGGGTCAAAGGCATCGAACATCTTGGGGAAAAGATGGCGTAAGAGGAGAAAAATGAGAATCTGTTCCGTGCTATTATGATATCGGGAATGCTGTGATCTTCATGTGACCTCCTTTTCCCGCAGAGGGCGGTGGGCTTAGTGCCTGCCGCCGCGGTTTATGACAAGGACCTTCGGGTCCTTTTTTGATTACAAAGGTGACGCTATGGAATGGGACGACCTGACAACTAAACAGAGAGCGTGGGTCGACTACTACAAAAGCGGCCATACGCAGACGGAGGCGGCGAGGCTTGCGGGGTATAAGAACCCGGAGAAAGCAGGATATGAAAACTCCATAAAACTCCAGTTTTTCATTTCTGACCGGGAAGTCATTCTCGAGCAGCCCCGCATCGCCGACATGGAGGAGCTGAATGCCTTCTGGACAGACGTTGTTCGTAGCCAGAACCCTAAGATCTCCATGAAAGACAAGCTGAAAGCATCCGAACTCCGGGCCAAGGCCGCAGGAGGCTTCCTCGAGCGCGTGGAGCTCTCCGGCCATGAGCCCGTGAAGATCATCGTGGACATTCCGGATGGCGAAGCTGAGTGACCTGATCGCGCCGTCGTTCTATGAGCTCTACTGGGATGTCGTGAAGGAACGGCACACGCGCTACAAGCTCTACGGCGGACGCGGATCCACGAAGAGCAGCTTCGTGGGCGTCATGATCCCGCTCGGCATCATGGAAGACCCGGAGGCGAACGCGATCTGCTACCGCAAGGTTGGAAACACACTGGAAGGCAGCGTCTACAACCAGATCCTCTGGGCGCTGGACGCGTTGGGTGTGAGCCACCTGTGGAAGGTATCGAAGTCTCCGCTGCGGCTCTCCTACAAGCGAGCACCGAACGCTCCGGAACAGCAGATCATCTTCAAGGGCTGCGATGATCCTGACAAGTCGAAATCGATCAAGGCCCGGCACGGCTACTTCAAGTACGTCTGGTTCGAGGAGCGGGCAGAGTTTGACGGCGAGGAGGAAGAACGCAGCATCCTGCAGTCAGTCCTCCGCGGCGGAGACCATTACGTGGTGTTCTACACCTGGAACCCGCCGAAGAGCGTGAACAGCTGGGTGAACCAGGATGTGCTCACGAACGATGACCCTGACACGGTCTGCCATTTCTCGACCTACCTGACAGTCCCGGAAGGCTGGCTGTCAGAGCAGTTCATCGTAGACGCAGAGACGCTGAAGCGGAGGAACAGGCAGGCGTACCGGCATGAATACCTGGGCGAGGCGATCGGAACCGGCGGCCAGGTCTTCGACAACATCACGCTGCGGGCAATCACCGAGGAGGAGCGTCAGACCTTCGACCGGATCCGGCAGGGTCTGGACTTCGGTTTCGCCGGTGACCCTCTGGCATTCGTCCGCATGCACTACGACCGGAAGCATGCACGGCTCTATATCCTCGATGAGGTCTATGCCGTGGAGCTCGGGAACACCCGGGCGGTCGAGCTGATCCGGAAGGCGGACCCGCAGAACCTGCCGATCACGGCGGACTCGGCGGAGCCCCGCAGCATTGCCAGCTTCCGCGAGCTTGGCCTGCGCATCACCGGTGCGAAGAAAGGGCCCGGCAGCGTGGAGCACGGCATTGAATACCTGGCGCGGGAGATCGATGAAATCATCATTGACCCTGCGCATTGCCCGAACACCGCAAGGGAGTTCACGGGCTACGAGATGGAGAAAGACCGGTACGGGAACTTCAAGGGGAGTTATCCGGACCGAGACAACCACGCGATCGATGCTGTCCGGTACGGCATGGAAGATGAGATCCTGCACCGGAAGGCACGCGTGAAGAATAAGGCGAAGCAAGGGCTTCGGTAAGGAGAAGGCGATGCACAGATTTACGCTGCCCGCGGAGACGTGGGATGAGGAGAACCTCGACACGGCTGCGATCCGGACGCTGATCACAGAGCATGAGGGGATGGCTGCGAGGCTCCGGAGGAATAAAGACTACTACGAGGGGAAACACGCGATCGAGGAGGAGAAGAAGAACCTAAAGGTCACGTGCAACCATGCGAAAGATATCTCCGATACGGCCACCGGCTACTTCATGGGCAATGCGATCACGTACTCCAATTCGATGGATGCGGACAGCGAGACCATGGATCAGCTCATGCAGGCGTTCGATGCTGCCGGCGTCAATGATACGGACACAGAGCTGGCACTGGACGCGAGCGTCTACGGCGTGGCGTACGAGTACGTCTATGCGGCGGAGGGCTCGACGGATCCAGTCAGCAAGGCGATCTCCCCGGAGAACACGTTCCTGGTCGTGGATGACTCGATCGAGGAGCGCGAGCTGTGCGGCGTGTATTACTGGCGCAAGGTGGACAGCGCAAAGAAATCGTTTAAGTATGTGGCGCTGGTCACGACCGAACATTTCACCTACACGCTGAGCCTTTCGGGCAAGTCGACCACCGGGAATATCGTAGAGGCGCAGGATTCGCACCTGTTCGGCGAGCCGCAGATCATCGAGTACCGGAACAACAAGGACGGCATTGGTGACTTCGAGCAACAGATCAGCCTCATGGACGCCTATGATGCCCTGATCAGCGACCGGATCACCGACAAGGAACAGTTCATCGACGCGATCCTAATCCTGTACGGAGCGCTGCTGGGTGACGATGAGGATGAGACCACCGAGGCCCAGAAGAAGCTGAAGCGCGACAAGCTCCTCGAGCTGCCGCCGGATGCCAGGGCAGAGTACCTGACCCGTCAGATGGATGAGAACGGGGCGGAGGTGCTTCGGAAGGCGATCAAGGAAGACATTTACAACTTCAGCCATGTGCCGAACTTCCAGGATGAGAACTTCGCCGGGAACACCTCGGGCGTGGCTATGGAGTACAAGCTCCTCGGCCTTGAGATGATGACGAAGGTGAAAGAGAAATACTTTAAGCAGGGGCTCAGGAAGCGGATCCGGCTGTTTACGAACGCGAAGGGCATGGAGACGCTGCATGACCAGGCGGGCTCCGTCCTGATCACGTTCAGCCGTGGCCTGCCGAAGAACCTCACAGAGCTGGCGCAGATCGTATCGACGCTCTCCGGGCATGTCTCGGAGAAAACGCTGCTTCAGCTGCTGCCGTTCGTGGAGGACCCGGTGATGGAGCTCGAGGAAGTGGCAGAGCAGAGGCAGCAGGAAGCGGACCTGCAGCGGGCGCAGTTCGGGATCCTGCCGAACGTGCCCAGAACAGAGGAACAGTCGGAGGAACTGTAACACATGGGCTACTGGGAGAACCGTCAGGCGGATCTGATGTATGGCTATATGCAGAGTGCAGAGGACGCCGCGGCGGAGATCGCCAGGGCTTATGAGGCGGCAGCTGCCTACACGCGTCAGGAGATCGAGAAGATCTTCCAGCGCTTCACCGGGCAGTACGGCCTCTCGGATGCAGCGGCCAGAAGGATCCTCCGGAATGTGCGCGACCTGCGAAGTCTGGACAGCCTCAGGAGCGCTGTAGAGGCCTCCGGGGAGAATGCGGACGAACTGCTGGCAGAGATGAACAGCGGAGCCTACGCGGCCCGCATGATCCGCTGGGAGGACGTGCAGGCGTCCCTCGACGATGTCATGCAGCGGGTCTATGGATACGAACAGCAGGTCAGCTCCGAGTGCTACCGGGGCGTGGCGCAGCAGTCGTATCTGGACACGATCGCTGGCGTTCAGGAACAGGTCGGTTTCTCGTTCTCCTTCGCGGAGATCAACCCGGAAGAGATCGACACGGTCATGAACACGCCGTTCCTCGGCCGGAATTACTCGGAGCGGATCTGGAACAACACGCAGGCGGTGGCGGACTCCGTGAGGGAGGAGATGCTGGTCGGTGTGATGACCGGGAAGAGCCAGCGAGACATGGCACAGGACATCACGGAGCGCTTCGGCGTGGGCGCCAGCAATGCCAGGCGTCTGGTCCGCACGGAGGCGGCGTTCGTATCCGGAGAGGCGCAGGCAAAGGCCTATGAGGAGTGCGGCGCTGACAAGTACGAGTTCGTGGCTACGCTGGACCTGCGGACCTCTGAAGTGTGCCAGAAGCTCGACGGGCAGATCTTCGAGCTGAAGGACAAGCAGGTCGGCGTGAACTACCCTCCCATGCATCCGTACTGCCGGAGCACGACGATCATCCACATCGACGATGAGGTGGAGCAGGGGCTCGAGGGCCGGCGGATCGCTAGGAACCCGGTGACGGGGCAGAATGAGTACGTGGACGCGAACACGACCTATGAGGAGTGGGAAGCAGATCAGCGCGAACAGTACGGCGATGAGGCCATTGATCAGGCGCGGAGAGACTTGAGACGCCCGCCGGAACCTGTGAGGAGTGAGCGAAACGACCGTGCACAGTATGATCGCTATGTGGAGCGCCTTGGAGTGGAGACGGTTGGTTCTTTCGAGGATTTCAGACGGCTGAAGCACGCTTATCCTCATCCGACCACGAACATTCCGACCGGGATCACGAAGGCACAGGAGTGGGAGTATCTGAACCCTTGGGAGCGGATGCAGTTGCAGTACCGGTACACGGGCATTCATGATCGACTGTTGGAGAAGTATCCGGAGTATCGACAGTTCGCGAATGCGGCGGAGATCCCGGCGGAATACAGTGCGCAGGCGCTGAGTCTGTTTGGTTCAGAGGAGGAGATGAAGGGCAGCGCATTATACAGATATACAAATCCCGATTACTGTGGCGGCATCAATAGCGCGGCGGCAAGTAATGATACTTCTTCGCCAGCATATCGTGATGTCCTCGAGATAGATCGATATCTGGGTCAAATGAGTTTGCCTTATGATACGATCGTGTACAGAGGGACAATTAGAGAACGAGTTGGCGGACTTCCGGAATTGATTGATGGTGTACCAATTGGAGAGTGGTCTGGCCGGCCGATTACTACAGCTGCTAATACATCTACATCTTTGCTAAGAGACACGAGCTATCCGGGAGAAGTGGAAATGATTATCCTAATTCCCGAGGGTCAAAAAGGCGTAGGTTATCTGGATGAAATTTCGTACAATTATCACGAAAACAACCGCAGTGAGTATGAAGCTTTATTGCATAGAAATTCGCGATATAGTATACTTGAAGCACAAAGTTTCAACGGTAAGTTTTTTGTTGTAGCCCAATGGCTCGGGTTCGATGAAGTATGACTAGAGCAGAGTTTAATAAAGCTGTAGCAGAGTGGGAGAAAAGTAATCCGAAGAGCGACCAAACATTTCCGGTACCAGGAGTGTTGCTGACACCTATTTGCAAAATTTGTAAAAACTATAGGTTGGCGCCGCTCAGTGTTGGGGTTTGTGTTAAGCTCGGAGAAATACCGAAACGGCTATATGGATGCTATGAGTATGATTGTGATCAATTTGATCATAATCCTGATGCTTGGGATAATTGTCAGTTCACCTCAGATTTGAAACCAAAACGAACTGCAGACAAAGTCTTTGATGACGATTATGAATAAGCCGCTCCTCCGGAGCGGTTTTATGATGCACAAAAGCATATGTGACCACAGGACGCTTCGGCGTCCTTTTTTGATGCGTTCCGACGTGGCGCAACCAGTAGCGCAGCCGCCTTGTAAGCGGCAGGTTATCGGTGCAAATCCGATCGTCGGATCTACCCGCAAGGGAACAGTAACGTGAATGCGTGGGGCCTTCGGGCCATGCGTGGGCATGAAAGGAGAAAAGAGAATGCGTTTTGACATGAGAAGCCGTATGGCAGAGAGAGTGATGAGTCACGCCAGGTTCAATGCACCGGGAGATGAAGCTGGGGCCGCGGGCTCCGGATCCGGCGGAAGTGCCGGGGAAGAAGCTGGCGGAAATGGCGATGATGCCGGCGGCAAGAGCTTTGACGAGTTCCTGAAGGACCCGAAACAGCAGGCGGAGTTCGACCGTCGGGTGCAGAAGGCCCTTGAGACGAATAAGGCAAAGCTGCAGGCGGACATGGACAAGAAGATCGAGGCCGCGAAGACCGAGGCTGAGAAGATGGCGGCCATGAACGCCGAACAGAAAGCGCAGTACGAGCGCGAGCAGAAAGAGGCAGAGCTGAAAGAACGCGAGGCCGGCATCACGAGACGTGAGCTGATGGCCACCGCGAAAGAGCAGCTGGCGGAGAAGGATCTCCCTTTGAGCCTGTCTGCCGTGCTGAACTATTCCGGAGCAGAGGAATGCACGAAGTCCATCGAGGCGGTGGAGAAGGCATTCAAGGAGGCGGTCGAGGCAGGCGTGGAGAAGCGTCTGGCAGGCGGAAAGCCTCCGAAGAAGGCACCGGAAGGAACGAAGAATGATGACCTTGCGAAAGAGGTCTACAAAGCAATGAAAGGAGCTTACTAATGGCAAACACTATCGCATACGCGCAGATCTTCCAGAAGACCCTGGATGAGCTGGCAGTACAGGAAGCAACCACCGGCTGGATGGAGGCGAACGCCGGTCAGGTCATTTACAACGGCGGCAACACCGTGAAGCTGCCGAAGGTCTCCATGAACGGCATGGCCGACTACGACCGTGACGGCGGCTTCGTGAAGGGTGCTGTCACCCTGGCATACGAGACCCTGACCTTCTCGCAGGATCGCGGCCGTAAGTTCGTCCTGGACTCCATGGACGTGGATGAGACGAACTTCGTGGCGACCGCCAGCGCGGTGATGGGCGAGTTCCAGCGCACGATGGTCGTGCCGGAGATCGACGCCTACCGCCTTTCCAAGCTGGGCGCTGCGGCCGTGAGTGCGTCGAATGCCGAGTACGGCTATACGCCCGCTGCGGCAACGATCATGGCGAAGGTGAAGGCTGCTCGCGCGGCGATCCGCAAGAAGGGCTACACCGGCCGGATCTACATCCACATCACTTCGGATGCGCTGACCGAGCTGGAGATCGCCCTCGGTACGCAGCTGAGATCTGAGACCTTCAGCCAGGGCGGCATCGACACGACCGTTCCGATCATCGACAAGGACACTTTTCTGATCGAGACCGCGGACGATCGCATGCACACCGCCATCACGCTGTACGACGGCACGACCTCCGGCCAGACCGCCGGCGGCTTTGTGGCTGCGGGCAAGCAGATGAACTTCATCGCCATTGCCGCAAACGCGCCGATCGCCGTGTCCAAGCAGGACAAGATGCGCATCTTCGATCCTGACACTTATCAGGATGCGGATGCCTGGGCGCTGGACTACAGACGCTACCACGATCTGTGGATCCCGGACAACAAGAAGCCGCTGATCTACGCGAACATCAAGGATTCGGCGTCCTAATGACATGGAGGGAAGAAGATGATCACAGTGACCCGTGAGAACGTGATCCGGAGCGTACCGGAGGAACAGCTTGGAAAATGGATCGCTCTGGGCTATGTGCCGGAGAGCGGTCTTCCTGAGGAAGTTCCGACGGATGATCTGATCGAAGAAGACAATGGCTCCGAGGAGGTTTCCCCGGAGCCTTCGGTTTCAGAGGATGAGCTGACGGGCATGACTGTGCCGCAGCTGCGTGCCCTGGCAAAGGATGCCGGCATCGCAGGCGTTGCGAACATGAACAAGGCCACTCTGATCGCGATGATCATGAACCACTGAGGAGGTGAGACAGATGACGGATCTGGAATGGATGCACATCATTACGGGGTGTGAAGATGATGAGCTGCTGACCCTGCTGCTGGATACGGCAGAGGCGGAGCTTCTGAACTTCACGAACCGCACAACCCTCCCGGAGGGCCTCACCCTGTGCAAGCGGAAGTGGGCGCTGATCGCCTTCAACCGTCGCGGCATGGAAGGGGAGACCTCACGGAGCGAGGGCGGCATCTCCTCGGCGTTCGCGGAGATCCCTGCGGATATCCACGGGCAGGTGGTAGGCTATCGGCTCGCACGCGTGGCCGGGAAGACCTTTGAGGCAGGTGAGAACAATGCGGATGAGGCAGTCGGTTAAAAAGACATACTACTGGCGGGCACACTCCGAGGCCAAGGACGCGGAGGGCGGCAGCATTGACAGCTGGGCGGCCCCTGTGGCCATCGAGGCCCGGATCTGGCCCGCCGGTGGTCGTGTGCAGGCGGAGCAGTACGGTCAGCGGCTTGCGTACATGAAGAACATGCTCTACGAAGGCGCCGAGGCCCTCATGGAGGGTGACGGCATCTGCGTAGACGTGGCTGCGGATCAGGACCCGGATTACCGGATCGTGTCTGTGCAGCGTGAGTACCAGCCGCTGGTGATCGAGCTGGAGAAGGTGATACCATGAGCGACATTCAGGGGCTGGACGAGCTGATCCGGAAGTATCAGGCGCTGGGCAGGGATGCTGAACCTGTTCTGACCCGCGCGGTCAGAAGGCAGGCTGAGGTCGTCCGCGGTGCGGCAGTCAAACTGTGCCCCAGAAATAAAGGTACAGGTGGTGGCGAACTTGTACAGTCGATTCACACCATGACGAAGTCAGAAGTTGGAAGCATTATTGGCGTGGTCTATTCCGATGCGGCCCATGCGCCATACGTTGAGTTCGGAACCGGCCCGGTAGGCGCTGCGAACCACAGTGGAGCTTCGCCGAATGTGCCGGTGACCTACAAAACAGAGGGCTGGTGGTATCCGCTCAATGGAGAGTCGAATGGCAAAGGGGAACACAAAGTGCCGCTGAAGGCAGGAATGCACTTCACAAATAAGGACGGCGTCGAGTTCCTTTCTACGTTCGGCCAAGCTGCACAGCCGTTCATGTATCCCGCTCTGAAGCAAAATGAAGGCAAAGTCATGGATGGCATTGCCAGTTACTTTCAGAGTCAGCTGAAGAAGTATGGAGGATCTTCATGATCAACGTCAAAGATCAGGTCTACGATGCCATCAAAGACATCGCGGAGAACGTCTCAGACGGTTACCCGAAGGACTGGGCGACATTGCCCGCGATCCAGTACACGGAAGAGCAGAACGCGGTCTATGAATGGACTGACGGCGCAGAGCAGAAGGCCACGCTGGCCTACCGCATCGACATCTGGCACAACCGCTCCACATCGGCAGCGGCTCTGGCAGTCGATGAGGCGCTCTGCCCGCTGGGCATCATCCGCACGAGCTGCATGGACGTAAACGATCCTTCGGGGCTGAAACACAAGGTAATGAGATACGAGGGGATCATCGATGTGCATTCAGAGATGGTCTACCACACGAACAACGTATAGGAGGAATGAGAAATGCTTGCTAACGGAGCAACTCTGAGTTACAAATCTGGTTCCGACAATCAGTACAAGAACCTGCCGGGTCTGAAGCAGATCCCGGACATGGGCGTGGATCCGGAGAAGGTCGAGAACACTGTCCTGACCGATACGGTGAAGAAGTACGAGATGGGCATCGGTGATGCCGGCGATATCGAGTATGTCTTCAAGTACGACAACTCGAGCGACCAGTCTTCGTATCGTGTGCTGCGCGCGCTGCAGGAAGCCGGCACCACAGTCAGCTTCCAGGAGACGGATGCGGACGGCACGAAGTTCACGTTTGACGGTCAGGTATCGGTGAAACGTAACGGCGGCGGGGTCAATGACCCGGTGGAGTTCACGCTGGCGATCGCCCTGCAGAGCGCGATCACGGTCACGGACCCGTCGTAACAGGAGGAGGATCACATGGAGAATTATATTGACGCAGCATTCGAGGAGAAAAAGCAGGAACCGGCGGCGGAGGAGACGAGAGTCACCCGCCGCCCCTTTGCTACTTGGGAAGTGGGCGGTGAGACTTACCGCATGAAACTGTCCACGGCAGATGTCCAGGAACTGGAGCAGCGGTACAAAACGAATCTCATGAACATCATGGCGACGGATGATGATACCGGCATGCCGGCATTGTCCATCATGCTGGATGTGGCGCAGCAGGCCATGCAGCGCTACCACCACGGTATGACCAGGGCGAAGATCATGGATCTGTTCGACCAGTATGTCGAGGAGGGCGGCTCCCAGTTCGATTTCTACGTGAACGTGTTTACGAACATCTTTCTGGTGAGTGGTTTTTTCTCGAAGGCCCGGGTCCAGAAAATGGAGAACGTCCAGGCGAATCTGAACGACGGGGCCGAAGTGTAACAGAACAAATGCAGGGACTGTACTGGGCCTTTGTGGAGGCCGGGCACAGTCCCTCGCTTTTTTGGGAACTGTCGATCGGGGAGGCGAACGACATGCTGATCGGCTACGGCGAACGGCTGAAGCATGAGCAGCGTGTTCGTGAAGCTGATCTGAAAGACCACGTGATCACGCTCTTCCATCAGGCGGAGCAGATTGCGAATATGATGAACAAAGTGCTGGCTGGAAAGCATGCGAGCAGTGTGCAGATCCAGCCGGTAGAAGAATATTACCCGGATCTGTTCAAAGAGGAGAACGTGCCGGATGTCGTCTATGACCGACAGCTGGCAGCCAGAAACGAACGGTTCCGGGCATTTGCCGCGCGGCACAACGCGCGGATACGAGGTGAAGCAAATGGCAGCAGGGACGGCAATAACGCTGGAGACGCTTCGGGTGGAGATCCGGGCGGAGGTCGCGAAGTACAAGAACGATCTGCAGAAGGCGGAGACTGCGACGACAACATCATCGAGCAGGATGAAGACGGCTCTGAATGCGGTGAAGACGGCTCTCGGCGCGGTGGGCATCGTGACGGGGCTCATGGCAGCGATCACGAAGGTCGTGCAGCTGGGCAAGGAGAGCCTGGAACTGGCGAGTGACCTGCAGGAGGTCCAGAACGTCGTGGATGTGACGTTCGGGAACATGTCAGACCAGATCGATGAGTTTGCCACGAACGCGATCACGCAGTTCGGCCTTTCTCAGACGGCGGCGAAGCAGTATGCATCCACGATCGGCGCCATGTTGAAGTCCATGGGCTTCCAGGGGCAGGAACTGGTGGACATGTCGACTAATCTGGCGGGGCTGGCGGCTGATATGGCTTCCTTCTATAACCTCGATACAGATGAAGCCTTTGCGAAGATCCGTGCGGGGCTCGCTGGGCAGACTGAACCTTTGGCTGCGATCGGTATTGATCTGTCTGTAGCAAATCTACAGGAATATGCCCTGAGCCAGGGTATTACAACTGCCTATAATGCATTGACCAGGCAGGAACAGGCACTGCTCCGGTATAACCTCCTGTTGCAACAGACAACGGACTCTCAGGGTGACTTTGCCCGGACCTCCGACGGCTGGGCGAACCAGGTGCGCGTCATGCGTGAGCAGATCAACGCGATCAAAGCGGAGATCGGCTCGGGGCTGATGGAGATCCTGCTGCCGATCGTGCGGGGGATCAACTGGCTGCTGGGGCAGGTGATCAAAGGTATTCAGGCGCTCCGGCGGTTCTTTTCCCGGGGTGGGGGCATTGCTAATGTCCAACATAATGGTTTGGATGTGGCAGTAGATACAACAAATAACCTGACAGCTGCAGCAAATACAGCATCAACTGCTGTTGGTGGTATTGGAAAGGCTGCTAAAGCTGCAGGCAAGGCTTTTACAAATTCGTCCTTCGATGAATTGCATCAGCTGGCAAATCCGAGCTCGGGGTCTGGAGGATCCGGTGGAGGCGGTGGAGGTGCCGGAGTTTTCAGCGGCCTTTTGGGAGATGAAGATCTATTTGATGATGGCGCTCGCTCTGCTGGAGGGTTTAGTGGTGCATTAAACAATGCAGAGGAGTCTGCTGGTGGGTTCTGGAAGATCATGGGAAAAGTCAAGCAAAGTGTGGATGACTCTACCAGTGCGTTTGTTCAAGGGCAGGATGCTATTACTGATACATGGGATCGGGCTTTTGGAATGTCAGAAAAATGGGAAGCCTTTGGCACTTGGGTAGATGCTTTGCCGGCCAGCAAAATTGCCGCCGAAGAAACCCGTGCAATGGGTGAGGTCATCTCACATCAGGCACAGGCTGCCATGTGGTCTAAGCTTAAAGCAAACTATGGCGCAGCTCAGGAAGGTATCGAAGCCTACAACAGTGAAGTGCGGAATACATATTCGACATTAAAGAGCCGTTTTGGCCCTGCTGTCACCAATGCCGCACGGAAGCTCACTGGTTTCGTCACCGGCTCCTCGGAAGCACAGGAAGGCATCCGCCGGTTCAATGAGGCTTCCGTGAATGGCTTTCATGATCTGGCTGTAGCGCTGGGTCTGGTGACCGATGATGCAGATGATGCACGTGAGGGCATCGACTCCTCGACGCGCGGCATCAAGGAGGATTTGTCGAAGCTCGCCAATGATGCGAACCTGAAGGACTTCCGGAAGGGCCTTGGGGACCTTGGTTCTAAGTCCATCGAGTCTTCCAATGATATCTCAACGGCCACAGGCTCCATTCGGAGCAATGTCCAGCGCATGAAGACGGATGTGGTGGCAGATCTGAACAGCACCCGCATTGATGGCGCGACGCACCTTGAGACGCTGCGCGGGGCGGCGAACATGAAGTTCGAAAATATGCGCTCTGTAGCATCTGACAAGATGAGCAAGCTCCACGAGGCTGTGCGAGACAAAACAGCCGATGCGAATACGGACGGCGAGAAGAACGCGGAATCACTGCGAGCCACGTTGGCCAAAAAGTTTTCTGATGCAGCCAAGAGCGCGAGCGATAACAGCACCTCGATCAAGGGAAGCGTTGTGGATGCGGTCTCCGGTGCGAAGTCCGCCGTGGCACAGCAGAAATGGGCGGATGTCGGCGGTCAGATCAAGGCCGGCATCAAGAGCGGAATGGAATTCGCGCAGGGCGATCTGAAGCAGTGGGCCGATAACATCAAAGACCAGGTGAAGAAGGAGTTTCATATCAACTCGCCTTCGAAGTGGGCACGTGATGTGATCGGTATCGGTATTGATGAAGGCCTGCTGGCCGGCATGGAGAAGGGTGTTCCGATCCTGACCGCTGCGACGGACCACATCAAGGGAACGCTGGAGCGTGATCTGGCCATGCCGAATCTGGCCACGGGCGTGAACATCGCCGGGCCGAATTTGAGCCCCGCCGGCAGTTGGTCCCCGGATCGGAGCGGGAACTGGATCGAGCTGATGGCTTCGACCATTGCCCAGAGGATGAGCGCAAACGGGAATACCCAGAACGAGCAGCCTATCGTCTGCGAGGTCTATCTGGACCGCGATCAGATCGCTACGGCGGTGTCGCGTGGCCAGAGGGCTCAGAACAGACGCTACAGTTCGGTGGCGATGGCATAAGGAGGCGAATATGCAGAAGAGCACGAATGTGTTGCTACGGGTGAACGGCAGGAAATTGCCAGATCCGTCTGAATTTGAGTGGGGCCTTCAGGACATTTCCGCATCGGACAGCGGCCGAACGCAAGACACTATGATGCACAAGAACCGCGTGGGGCAGAAGCGAACCATACAGGTTGCGTGGAATGGCCCCACGCGTGCCACGTGTGCGGAGATTCTGCAGGCGGTGAACCCGGAGTATTTTACAGTCGAATATCCTGACCTAATGAGTGGCGAACAGGAGACCCGGACGTTCTATGTCGGTGATCGCACAGCTCCGTACAAAGTCTGGTGGGATGGATATGAGATTATATCGAAACTGTCATTCAAGCTGATAGAGGTGTAAGAGATGATCGAACTACAGGCAGGACCTTTCAAGACCGCGCACGATGCCGGCAACCGGAGCTATGCCTGTCGAGCGGTCTTTACGTTCTCGGATGAAACCACATTGGAAGTACGCGACGGTCAGATCTGGGACGGAAGCTTCCGTTTCGACAATGCGGTCTCCGGGCAGAGCGCCTTCGAGATCGGCGCGTGTATTATCAACCAGCTGAGCTTTACGCTGAACAATATCACAGGGGATTACGATGGCTGCACGTTCGCTGGAGCGCAGGTAGTGGCCTACATCGGGCTGTACGACAGCGAGGGCGCGTTGCTTCCGCAGACTGATGGCGGAACTGACTACTGGATCCAGAAGGGCGTGTACTACGTCGATGAGGTCGACACGAACGGCGACCTGATAAAGCTGACCTGCCTGGATGCGATGGCGAATTTTGATGTGCCGCTTTCGGAACTGGATCCGGCGGATTGGCATTCAAAAAACTCACAAACCGGTGAGCCGACCCAGTTTTCAACTCCGTGGCTGTTATTTCATGGTATTTGCGACTATTGCGGAGTACCTACAGACGTAGTGGAAAGAGATATTATTCAATTTTTGAATAATGCCAACTATACACTCTTTTATCAATTTAATGCGAACCAGATCGCATCCCTGTCCTGCAGAGATGCACTTTCTGCACTTTGCCAATTCCTCGGGGTGTATGCGACGATCGACCGCTTTGGGTTGCTGCGGCTGATGTACATCAGGCATCAGGGAACTGTACATGAAATGACCACGGCTGCTATGACGCAGTTCTCTCGTTCCGAAACAGATGTGATCATCACCGGCATAATTATTACGGCGACGGATGGCAAGATTTATTCAAGAGGATCAGATGCCTACCCGATACAGCTTGATCAGAACATGATCAATTCGGGATATGCGGACAAAGTCGCACAGGGGTTATATCGTCTTTTTGCAGGCATGACATTCAGGCCGTTCGAGGCAACGCATCTGCCGGACGTGACCATTGAGGCCGGCGATAATATCCGGATCACAGACAGAGCCGGGAACGTATATCAGTCGGTGATCACGCATACGGAGTTCTCTCCGGGGCGCATGCAGACCACCGAGTGTAATGCAGATCCAGCCGCTGCTGCTTCCGGCACTCGGTATTCCGCAGCTGCGAAGGCGATCTCTCGGGCCGCAGTCGCAACTTACGAGGCGCTGCCGGACAAGCCCAGTATCAACAGCGTGACGCTGGAAGGTAATCAGACCGGCGACACGCTCGGGCTGGTGGATGAGACAGACGCATTATCGAACGAGGAAATTGAAGCCCTGCTGGCGCAGGCAGACAGCTAAGTAATACTCACAGGAGGTAATAAAATGAGTAAGTATCTCGACAACAATGGACTGCTGTATTTCTGGGGGAAGATCAAAGCGAAGTTCCTCGACAAGGCAGACTACGTGGCGAACAGTGCCTCCGCGGACGGCTACGTCGCCAAGGGCACCGGAAACGCGAACAAGGTCTGGAAGACAGACAGCACCGGAGCGCCTGCATGGCGGGATGATGCGGACACGAAGTACACCGGCACCTCGCCCATCACGGTGAGCGGGACTTCGATCTCTCATGCGAGCAGCGGCGTGACGGCAGCCAGCAAGGGCGACACTTCGAACCAGACACCTACGTGGGGCGGCACGTTCAAGGCGCTTTCCGGAACGGTCAATGCGACAGGACACCTGACCGCGTTTGCGGAACATACGGTGACGATCCCGAACGCGGTAGCAACACTTGCAAATGCTGGGTTGATGAGTTCATCAGATAAGGAGCATCTCGAAAATCTTAAGCTTTATCGGGACACTAGTGTCTTTGACGGAGTGGAGTTGAGCAGCGTTACATTAGATGATCCGACGATTATCTCGCATTTCGGGACATGTTCGACAGCGGCGGCAACGTCTGAGAAGACGGTTGCTTGCGCCGGTTTCAAGCTGGTCACCGGCGCGTGGATCGCTGTGCAGTTCACGGCCACAAATACTGCATCAGTCGCAAACCTGAAGCTGAATGTCAACTCCACCGGCGCGAAGGCCATCACGTACCGGGGCTCGAACTTGCCGTCCCCCGGTACGCTGGCCAAGTACAGAGTCTATTTCTTCGTGTACGACGGACTCGACTGGGTGATCGTCGGCGACCTTGATACGAACACGACCTACACTGCAGCCTCTGCTGCGCCGAAAATGGACGGCACGGCTGCGGTCGGTTCGTCCGCGAAGTATGCCCGCGAGGATCATGTCCATCCGTCCGACACCACGAAAGTCGATAAGGTGAGCGGGAAGGGGCTCTCGACAGAAGATTACACCACGGCAGAGAAGACGAAGCTGGCGGGTATCGAAGCAGGCGCACAAGAAAACCAGAATGCATTTTCAGCATTTCATGTTTATAATGGCACGACTGAACAGGGAACATGGTCAGCCGATTCTGAAACGACAACGCTTTTACTCGAAGGCGGGGACAATATTCAATTCACTGCCGTTACTATGGACGGTGTAAGGGGATTAGGTATTCAAGTGAAAGCGTCACCGTCATTTACCGGAACCCCGAAGGCGCCAACCGCCACGGCGGGAACAAATAATACGCAGATCGCGACCACAGCCTTCGTTACGACGGCCATCGCGAACGCTCAGGTTGGTGCCGCCACGTTCCAGGGCTCGGTCAATGCCCAGTCCGCGATCAGCGACTCGAGCTACAAGAAAGGCTGGTACTGGCTGGTAGGAACGGCCGGAACGTACGTCGGGCAGACCTGCGAGGTCGGCGACATGATCTACGCCATCGCGGATAAAGGCAGCGCGTATGCAGCGGCAGACTTCACGGTCGTGCAGACGAACCTCGAGATCGAGAGCATCACGAACGCAGAGATCGACACGATCGTGGCATCGTAAGGAGGGGGGCTATGGAGATTCTGGATAAGGCGGGCCTGACGTATTTCTGGTCAATGCTGAAAGCCTTTATCACGAAGGACTACGACCGAACGATCTCGCGCGGCGAGCAGCTCGTGACGAACGGCTCCGCTATGATGGGCGACAACACGAACTTCTCGAGCTGGTCGTATGATGGAGCGGAGGCGTTCAACTCGTCTGGTTCGTTCACGCGCGCTCAGGACACGACGCGCCCGATGCTACTCTCGGACGATTATTTTCCCGTCAACCCTGTGAACACCTACGAACTGTCCGTGGCGGCGAAAAGCCTGAACGGTCTGACAAGGCTCTACTCCATGCCCGTATTCTTCGATGCGGACAAAAGAGAGATTTCGTCACAGACTCATATGTACCGACCGAACACTCTGACGACGCTCGCGCAGGAGCTGAAAAACGGAGACACGGTCGTTCATTTAACTGACCTGACAAACTGGGATGTCAACACGGCGACGAGGACGTATCAGCGCGGCTTCATTTTCTGGAACTACAAGAATAGTTTCGGCTACGAGTATCCTGAGAACACATACTCACGGAACGTCTATTACAACCTGTACCCAGACGCGAACGTGAACAAGACCGCGAAGACGATCACCCTGACGAGCCCGTGGAACAAAGGAACATTTCCCGCGGGGACGAAGGTGTCACAGTGCGATGATGGTTTGACGTATAAGTACGTCGGATGGGTAAATACGACCGTCACGACCGAGTGGATCACGCGGGCGGGCTTGATCAGCGGCGTGGACTTTTCGGGGCGAAACGATACCTCGAAATTCCCGCCTGCTACGGCCTATTGTAGGATCGGCTTCTACTGGAATTATAATCAGGCAAACGACAAGACGTGGATCACGAACGTTTCTTTCAAAGAGGTTCTGGTGCCCGCATCGTCGACACCGTTGATGGACGGAACCGCCGCCGTCGGAACGTCGCTGAAGTACGCCCGCGAAGATCACAGACACCCGCCAGATACGAACAAGGTGGATAAAGAGAGCGGGAAAGGGCTTTCGACGAACGACTTCACCGATGCGCTGAAAACGAAGCTGGACGGGGTCGCTACTGGGGCAGAAGTCAACCAGAACGCATTCAGTAATGTTGTTGTAGGCTCTACGACGATCGCGGCAGACGGAAAGACCGACACGCTGACGCTTGTGGCTGGAAGTAATGTCACTCTGACTCCCGATGCGACCAATGATAAGGTCACGATCGCAGCCACGGATACAACGTATTCCGCAGCCACGCAGTCCGCAGCCGGTCTGATGTCCGCTTCGGACAAAACGAAGCTGAACGGCATTGATGACGGTGCCGAGGTGAACCAGAACGCGTACGGGAAAGTCGGGGCATATAACAGCACCGGGAGCGTCCTGTATTCGGATACGGCCAATGCCAAGACCGACACGATGGTCCTGCTGGAGGGCACTAACGTAGAGCTGTCATCCGAGACCATGTATCTCGGCGGCGAATACGTCAATGCACTGAAGATCTCGGCAAACGATCCCGCCTACGATACGATGACGCAGGCGCAGGCCAACGCTGGAACCAGTACGGATGGAAAGCTGATCTCCCCGAAGGTCTTGAATGATACGATCGCCGGCAAGGTGGGAACGAACTTTACGGAGACCAGCGGATCCACGGTATCGGCGGCGAATGACGCCTGGACGAAGGTGCAGAGTGTGACGCTGGAGGCCGGAACGTACCTGGTCAAGTTCGGCGTGTCGTTCGCGAGCAATGCCACCGGCTACCGGTCAATTTGTCTGACGGTCGGTTCTGAAACGGCGACTCTGGATCGATATGCTCCGACGCAGAACGCAGTCTCCGGCAGGGCCACGGACATGATGGACACGGAGGTCGTGGTGCTTACTGCGCAGACCACGGTCAATGTGCATGCGTTCCATACTGCCGGAACCGCATTGAACACGTACCCGTTCATCAAGACATTGAAACTGAAGTAGGAGGGCATCATGATGGAACAGATCACACTTGGCCAGATCGCGCTGGCCGTCACATTCATCGTTGGCCTGATCACGGGGCTCTCTTACATCTACTCGAAGCTGCGGAAGTGGATCTCGAATGCGTTCAAGGAAGACCTCGAGCCATTGTCCAGGAAGATCGACCAGCTGGGAGAGCGGGTTGACACCGTGGATATGAATGCCTGCAAGAACCATCTGGTGACGTTCCTGTCGGGTGTCGAGAAAGGCGAGGTCCCGGATGAGATCGAGATGGAGCGCTTCTGGGAGCAGTACCAACACTATACTGAACGCGGGGGCAATTCATATATCAAACGAAAGACAGAGGCCTTAAAGGCTGCTGGAAAGATCTGAGGAGCAAGACGCTACAGCGTCTTTTTTGATTCCAGGAAGGAGAGAGACATGGACAAAGAGAAGATCATCCGGAAACTGACCAGCCGGAAGTTCTGGGTCGCGGTCGCAGGCTTCGTGGCGGCCATGCTCACGGTGATGCATGTGGACGAAGGAACGGCTGCGCAGGTCACAGCACTGATCATGGCTGCGGCTTCGGTGGTCAGCTACATCGTGGGTGAGGGCATGGCCGATGCGGCCGGCATTCAGACGAAGGAAGGAGAGAGCAATGAAGGATAAAGAGATGGAACTCACACCGGAGATGCTCGAAGAATTCTCTGACGGCAGAGAGGAGGGCGTGGACGATGAGCAACAGCCCGCTGATTAGTTATTCGCGGATCAGTCCGCATCGGTACAGTCCGAGAAACCATAAGATCGACACGATCACGATCCATTGTATGGCGGGGCCTTTAAGCGTCGAGAGCTGCGGGGCACTGTTTGCCCAGAAGGGCCGCAACTGTTCCAGCAACTATGGCATCGGCCCGGACGGCAGGATCGCGATGTACGTGGAGGAAAAGGACGGCAGCTGGTGCAGCTCCTCCTACTCGAACGACATGCGTGCGGTCACGATCGAGGTAGCCTCCGGGAAGACGGCGCCCTACGCAGTGACGGATGCGGCCTATGAGTCGCTGATCCGACTGTGCGCGGACATCTGCAAGCGCAATGACATCAAGCAGCTCCTGTGGCGTGGTGACAAGTCCCTGATCGGGCAGGTGGACAAGCAGAACATGACGCTGCACTGCTGGTTCAAGAACAAGGCCTGCCCGGGGCAGTACCTGGTCGACCGGCATCCGGATATTGCCCGACGGGTGAACCTACTGCTGGCTGCCGGCTCCGGTGGGAGCGGGAACATGCAGTATGTGGGCCGCGGCATCGGCTCGGCGACAGCGCTCGATCAGATGGAGGTCCGCACTGCGGCGCGTGTGTCTGCTGCGTCCCTCGGTCATGTGAACAAGGGACAGAAGGTGGAAGTGCTGCAGATCCTGGCATCTGGATGGATGAAGGTGGTCTGGCCGGGAGCCGAGAAGGGATACGGCTACACGTCGAACGTGGGCGGCAAGTACTACGAGTATCATCCGAACAACGCTGTGAAGGTCATCGGCCATGGCGTGGTGGTAAACTGCGACAGGCTGAACGTGCGGACCTCGCCCGGCATCCCGAAGAAGGGGGAGCCCTCGAACATCCTGAAGGAATGGCCACAGCTGGCCCGCGGTAATGAGGTCGATGTCCTGGGCATTGAGACCGCGCCAGACGGCAGCGCCTGGTACCGGATCAGGATCGCCGAGCAGTACACCGGATGTGTGGCAGCGCAGTATCTGAGAGTGACCTGAAACGGACCTCGGTTGCCATTTTTAGTGGGAAAATAGTGGGACAAATTTCGCCGTTTTCGTTCGGAGCGAGATGAAGCGAGACGGAGCGAAAAGACGCGGAAAAGCCTTATTTTACGTGGGTTTTCGACGCTTTAACGGACTAAAAAAGGTAGGACAGAAGTCCTACCTGCGTGGAGATGATGAGATTTCGCCCTTCGTGGCGGAATCTTTTTGTTTTTCCGGGGTTTTCGAAATCGGACTCCATCGAGAAAACGGCTAAGTGGGGCAAAAGTGGGACAAAACCTTTCCCATCCGCCCTGTTTCAGTCACCTTCGCGAGGCGGACTATTCTCTGTAATCAGGCGGCAATTCTCAATCTCTGCATTGTATCGCTCACGTTTTTTCGCGGTGATATGCAGATAGATTTCACGGGTGATCTTGCTGTTCGAGTGTCCCAGCCGGTCAGAGACCGCATCCAGGGAGACGCCCTGCTCGAACAGGAGCGAAGCATGCGTGTGACGCAGGCTGTGCAGTGTGAGGGGCCTGCCGATGACGCGCAGGCAATTCTCTTTGAAATAGGTATTCAGACGGCTGTAGGAGAGGATCTGTCCGTCGAAGTCGCACAGGAAGAGTTTACGCTTGAACCCGCAGATCTTTGCCATGTGCCGCATATACTTGTCGGCTTCTTCGCAGAGATCCAGCAGCTCTGTCTGCATGTAAACGTCACGGTATGACGCATCGGTCTTCGGGCTGTCTGAGATCGTCTTATTGGCTGCATCGTAGGTCTTCGTCACGTGGATCACACGTTCTTCAAAGTCGATATCAGCCGGCGAGAGCGAAATGGCCTCGCCGATCCGGAGCCCGGAAAGGGCGAGCAGGCGGATCATGTACCGATTCAGATCCACCTTCAGCTCGGGGATCAGGCGGCGCAGCTCCTCACCTTCGAGATACTTTTCTCTGTTTCGTTCCCTGGCGGACGGCACCGGATATCGTTCGAGCTTATCCAACCAGGACACATCCTCCACGTAATCGTTCTTATATGCCCAGCGAAGAAAAGCCTTCAGCCTGCGCAGATCCTCGTTCAGAGAGGTATTGTTCCTGCCGGATCCGGCGAAGGCCTGTCGGACGTATCGTGCAGTGAGACTGCTTACAAGAGTGTCATTGCCCAGGGCATCGCACAGAGCCCGCACTTCATAGACGTTTCGGTTATAGGTATTGCCCTTCCAAAAGGGCTTCATGTCGGTCAGGTAGATATCAGCAAGCGCCCGCAGGGTGATCGTGTCAGCGGCATAGACACGGCTGTTGGCTGCTTCGATCTTCCGGCGGAGCAGTTCCTCTGCTTCTTTTCTGGTCGTCCTGGTGTTCCGGTCCATCGTGACGGAGACCTTCTTTCGCTGGCCGGTCCGGGCGTCGTTGTACATTTCACGGAAGCAGAATCTCCCATCTGCCCGTTCTTCTATCCACATATAAAAACCGCCTTTCTGAAGAGGCGGTGCGGTGGTATAATATTTCTGTTGGGGAAACATCAGGCCGCACAGCCTCATTGTTCTCTGCTCCCGCTCGGTGCTGCAACACTGGGCGGGTTTTTCTTTTTTGGGGTGCACCCCTTTTCCTAAAATCCCAGGACTCCGACACTCCGCAGATCGTTGCGGGGTCGGCATGTCAGGGGATTGTTCACACTCATGACATTAAAACCGCTTTCCACTCTTTAGGGAAATCCATATATGAGAGCCTAACTACATCACGATACTCCTCAACTAACCCGATAAGATCCAGACTGAATTTGTTCCAGAGATCAGGGTCTTCCAAGAGCATCCTTTTAATGCACAGGATCACCGGGAAGATCTTATTGTTTCGACCATTTCGGTATTTTTTATTCTCTTTATAGAGGTGTGGAGACTGCTTTAACGGCATGTTATATAAACGGCCATAGTGCGCACAGATATTTCGCACCTCCGTCAGAGCGAGGATCCAGCTCTGAAGATATCTCGGTTCTGTATTATACTGTCGAGAAATAGCCTTTTTATCATCAGGCTTCATGATGGAATACAGCGATGTCAAATTACCAAAAGTAAAAAGCTCCACAGCCACCCAGATCGGGAAGTGGTTAGAATAATTGATTTTGTGGTGCCTGACGAAAGGAACATTATTTTGCCGAGCACACTCATCTTTGAAATGGCTGATTATATTTGAATGAACAGTTCCACCCCGAGACATAGATTTGTCATCAAAATAAGACGCATCCATATAACACTCTGGGTCATATGTAAGCGCCAGATAATTGGCAATCTGTGTCCTGAGGCGGATCTCTATTTGTTCAATGGTGTGAATCAACAAATTTCTAAAGCGGCTGTCAAATGTATACAGCCGATAAAGTGTGTTGATCGACACCCCATCCATATAGTCTTCGGGACAGTCACGCTTTTTTAATCCAATACCATAAGCACTCAAACGATAGTAATTGACACTTCGCAGGATATATATGGCCTGATCTCTGTCAGGCACAAGCAGCTTATGGTAATTGATCAGATGATCTACTTGTTCTTCGTATGTCAAAGCTTTCTTTAAAGAGACCATACAACTCCTTCTTGGGCAAAAAAAGTCCCACCGTGGTCCGCAGTACCCGTGAGGGCCTTATGCGTGGTGGGCTCCGTCACTTAAAGTATAAGAGCCCATTCTAATTGATACAAGTAAATTATTTCTTAAAATCGCTTCATTTTTCGTGCCCCTCCGCCTCGATCCGCTGCACGTCCTCCTTCCGGAAGTCGTCGCCCTCGATGTGCTTCATAGCGTGCTTGTAGGCGTCCATCCGGGCCTCCTGCGTTACCCTGGCGTTTAAGAGGATCGTGTGGCCGCCGTCGGGGTTTTCAGTGACCAGCTCTCTGGCGGAAGCGTCAGGAAAGTTGACCACGATCACATTAGTATACTCATTCATGTTCTCACCTCCCTTGCGGCGATATGAGAACAGTATAACGATTTGGGTGTCCCAAAATCCGGACTGTCAGCAAGGTTCGTCGTAATCATCCTTTCCGTGCATAGTTTCGATCATGTTAACAATGGCATTGATCTGATCAGGGGTCATGCCTCTGGAGGCGTCCATGAGAGTGCGTCTGCCGGGGCTGTCCTTGAGCTCCTGAGCGATTCTGGCGGTCTCAGGGTCGAGGTAGTAGGGCTTGAGGCCTTCGTGGTCCTCGGGGGCCGGAGAGGGCAGATATTTCTGATCAGAGGTGCCGGCAAGCCATTCAGGGTTCACACCGAGGAAGTCAGCTATCTTCTTCATCTTTTCACTTTTTGGCTTTGATTTCCCTTTTTTCCAATCAGAAAAAGTGCTGGCGGGCACGTTGGCACCATTTGCCACGTCAACATTTTTCAGACCTTTTTCAGTTATTACTTCGAGATACCTTTCGAACATTTCGCCTCCTCCGAAAAGAAATTAGGAAATCTCAAAAATAATACTTTACAACTTCGGAAATCTCAATTATACTTGTCGTATAAATTAGGAAATCCGAAAAGGGTGTATCTTTTTGAGATTTTAGAATTGTGGTGATTCCATTCTATCGGATTTCCTAATTATATCAAGAAAAATTTTAGGAAAACAGAAAGGAGTGGGCATGGAGTACGGAAGGTTTCAGGGGTTGCTCGATCAGAGAGATCAGACGGCCTATGCAGTTGCACAGGCTACGGGCATCCCGGCTTCCACGTTTTCCGATTGGAAGAGCGGTAAGAGCAAACCGAAGATCGAGAAACTGATGAAGCTCGCTGACTACTTCGGCGTCAGCATCGAGTACTTCCTGACGGAAGAGAAGGAGGAAGCATGAGTGAGAAATGTAAACAGTTGACGGAGGCGGCGCATGAGGCGCTTGCCGGGACTCCGCACATCATAGCTGTAGATGATGGCGAAGGCTTGGGATTGAGTGCCGAGGGCAGCGGTGGCGAATTGCTCCGGATGTTAGGGCACATCACGGCCAACCTGATGCAGGAGATGGAGATCACCAGCATTGACAGATTATTGTCGGCGACGGCTCTCGCAATGGTCAAGGGGGTAATAAAGGAATGAACGAAGACAAACAGGCCATCTGTGACGCACTCACCTTCGCACTACAGCTCACCAGAGAGCATCACGATCTGGTCGAACTGGTCTACCAGAAGAGGGTGAATGATCAGTATTACGACGAGATGGTCACGGCAGTCTGGGGCGGTGAAGCCCGGGCGCAGAAAACCATAACCGTGACCGCAGACAGCGGGATCGCCATGATCCGGGACATCCTGATGCACATCTGAGAGGAGGTGGAGTGATGCGCGAGTACGAGAAGATGGCGGCCATCGCCGAGGCGCTGGACATGGACATCAAGACAGTCCGTGGACGTGTGGCGGAGATGAGAGACCACATTGGCGAAGGAAAGCGGTATCCGCAGAACGTGCTGCTTACCGACGGGCGGATCGTCCGGGTGAACACGAATGCGTTCTTCGATTACTGCAATCACCGGAGAGAGTTGAAGAGAACAGCTCAGGAGGATGCGTCATGAGAAGACAGATATTGCATGAACTGAAGCTCAGTCTCATGGTCACCGGGATCGGTGCGGCGATCTTCGCCAGCATGCTGTTCTTCGGCCTCCGGGCAAAGGCTCAGACGGTCCGGGACGGAGTGCACACACCGGTGCTGCAGACGATGGATCGGGCTGAGCTCATGGACATGAGAGCGGGAGCAGATTATGAGGCTGTGCAGGAAGCTGTATTGGAGGATGAGGTTGGAACTGAGGCTGTTGCAGCAGTCTACACGCAGAGCGATCTCGACCTTCTGGCGGCGCTTGTTTGGGCGGAGGCCGGTGACCAGCCGTTCGACGGGATGCGTGTCGTCGCCGATTGTGTGTGCAACCGCGCTTCTGACCGTCACCCGGAGTGGCCCTCGACGATCAGCGAGGTCATCTACCAGCCGGGACAATTCAGCGTCGTCGCGGACGGACGGCTCGATCAGGGCTTCTACAATGCGACGCCGGAGTGCTATGAGGCAGCACGTCTCGCTCTGATCGGAGACCACTACGACACGCAGGTCATCTATTTCTCGATGTACTGCTGTGCTAACGGTCAGTTCGCTTATCAGATCGGCGATCATTTCATCGGGTACTGAGCATGAAAGAGCTAAGGATATGTGAAGAGTGCGGCAAGGAGTTCACCGCGATCCGGAAGGACCAATACTTCTGCTCGAAAGCCTGCTATCACCGGCATTACAACCGAGGGTATCAGAAGCCGAAGAAGGGCGCGGTGGATTACGACCCGCTCCGGGAGGCCATATTGGAGCAGGCGATCAAGGACCTCGGAAGTAAGGACGATCAGGCCAGAGGCAGTGCGGAACGGTTCTTCCAGAAAGAGGACAGCCCTTTCGGAACGCTGTTCCCGGATGCGGATCCTGATCATGTCATGCGACTGGCAAAGGAGAAATACGAATGTGTTACACAGACGACCCCGTCAGGGACTTCGAGCGATGGGACAGAGGACAGGAACGAGCCCTCGAACGACTGCCTGTCTGCGAATGCTGCGGAGAGCACATCCAGCAAGACGACGCCGTCAGAATCGGAGACGACTGGTACTGTGACAACTGCATCGACGGGATGCGCGAATACATCAACGAGGAGGAATGGGATGAAGGATTTTGAAGAGGTCTACGCCTGGAACGTCTGGGACCAGCTGAAGGCCGGGAAGGAAGTGAAGGCCGTCGACCTCGGAGAAGGTCAGATCCACGAACTGCTGGACTGCTCCGTGGGCGAGGTCGTGACGATCCTGGGCTACGACAATGTGATCTGCTTCATGCGGAAGGAGGAGGAGAAGGAATGATCGAAGGCAGCTTTATCCCCGGTCTGATCCGGAGTGAAGACGGCGGGACCGTTTCCAGGAACAAGGTCTGGTGGGAGTACTACCGTGGGGCGACCCTGACGCAGGTCATGGAGAAGTACCGGATCTCGAAGGAGGCAGCCATGCAGGCGCTGGGTGTCTACGATCTGGACAAGGAACCACCGGCAGCGAACACGAACCCGCACCTGAGACGCGCATGGGAGCGCGAATGCCGGAGGCTGAACCCGAAGGCATGGGAAATGAAAAAGGCCCTGTGAGCGGCAACTCAGCAGGACCCAAGCAATATGTCAAGGAGAGTATAACACTATGGCAAATTCAAAAGCAACCCTCTACGAGCTGACCGAGGACTACATCACGGTCCTCGAGATGCTGGAAGATGAAGACGCAGACGAACAGGCGATCTTCGACACGCTGGAAGGCATTGCCGGAGAGATCGAGGACAAGGCCGACGGCTACGGAAAGATCATCCGCATGCTGGGCTATCAGGTCGACGCACTGGATCAGGAAGCGAAGCGCATGGAAGCTAGGAAGAAGATGCTGAACGGCCGCATTGACCGCATGAAGCGCAGCCTGGAAGACGCCATGCTGAAGGTCGGGACGAAGAAGATCAAGACCGCCCTGTTCACGTTCGGGATCCAGAAGAACCCGCCTTCGGTGGAGATCACAGATCCTGAACAGGTGCCGGAGGCATACCGCATCCCGCAGCCTGACAAGATCGATAAGCGGAAGATCATAGAGGACCTGAAGATCGGGGCGGTGTTCATCTGGGCGAAGTACATGCAGACCGAGAGCCTGCGGATCAGATAAGGAGGGAGAGCATGACTAAGAAAGTAAAGGAAATCACAATCGACGGCGAACGGCTTAAGAAGGCCATTAAATCCAGAGGAATGACTCTGGCAGGCGCCAGCGAGATGATCGGACGTAATCAGTCATATATCGGGAAATGCTGTGAGCGAGGAAAGATCACTGACATTATCGAGAGAGCCATTGAAAGAAACCTTAGTATTTCTCTCGGCGAGTATATTCCTACAAAACCTGATTTAGAGCCTGCATCCACTTTGTTTGATGGCGATACCGAGATGTTGCAAAAGGCTATTTTCCACGGCGTATATGGGGCGCTGGTGAAGTTGCTCAAGGAATATCCGGAGTTGTTCACAGGAGGTGCGGCATGATCAGGATCACGAAGAGAGCCGCAGAGGCTCCGAAAAGATATTCCGTCGCAACCGTGGCCTTTTCCCTGGGTGTCACTGAGGGCGCGGTCCGGGGGACCTTCCGGGATCAGGAGATCTCCCTGAAGGACGGCCTGACGCTGGATCAGGTGGAGATGGTGATCAACCGGAAGACCCGCGGTGACGGCGTCTGCTGGAAGAGCGTGGAAGACCTCCGGAACAGACTGAGCCTGAGAGGCTACGACATCACCGAGGTCCCGTTTGAGGAAGAGGAGGGGTTGCCGCTATGAAGGAACTGACGTTCAGAAAGCTCAGGGCAGATGAAATTGACGCCCGCGTGGCGCAGATCTCCGAGAAGGGCCTGAGCCTGCTGCTGTACAAGGACGCCCGCTGTGACATGCGTCTGCTGGATGAGACCGTGGGGCCCATGAACTGGCAGCGTGAGCACACCCGGGAGAACGCGAACTGCATCGTCTCCATCTGGGACGAAGAGAAGAAGCAGTGGATCCGGAAGGAAGATACTGGCACAGAGTCGAACACGGAAGCGGAGAAGGGGCTCGCCTCGGACAGCTTCAAACGGGCCTGTTTCAACTGGGGCATAGGCCGCGAGCTTTACACCGCACCATTCATCTGGGTGCCGGCCGGGAACTACACCACATACGAGAAGAACGGCAAGCTCCAGACGAGCGACCGCTTTCGTGTGACCGCGATCGGGTACGACGATGACGGCAATATCAACCAGCTGACAGTCATCAACACGAAGACGAAGAAAGTTGTCTTCGAAATGAGCCCCTCAGCGCCCCGGAAACGGACGGAAACGAAAAAGGCAGACAATCCCGCACCCAAGGCCGAAAAGCCTGCCAGCGGGGCACAGGCAAAGCCACAGGCCGCATCTGTGAAGGCTGATCAGAACGTAATGATCGGGGAAGCGCACTGGTTCGCACTGAAGGCAGCCTGCAAGGATGCCGCCATGGATCCTAAGGAGCTGTTGGAGCGCTACCAGGTCGCAAAGCCCTCAGAGATCAGCATCACGATCTTTAAGGACATGATGGACTGGCTTGAGTCCCTGAAAAAGGATTATGACCAGACTGGGCTGCCGTTTCAGACACCGGCGTGAGCGGAGGAATGAATAATTGGAACTCAATGGAACGCTGAAGAATATCAGCCAGAATATCCTCACCGGCGAGGCGGAGGTGACCTTCTCTGTGGAAGACCGCAGGCAGGCCCTCGGCCTTGCTGAGGCGTTCCGGGATAAGCTGCTGCGGATCTCCGTGAAGCTGTTCCGGAAGAAGCGCTCACTGACCGCGAATGCCTACTACTGGCAGCTGATCGCGAAGCTGGCGGGTGTGCTGCAGGTGTCAAATGCCAGGCTCCACAACACGATGCTGCGCCGGTACGGACAGCCTTACGTGATCGGCGGCGAGTTGGTGCATGCGGTCATTCCGGACACCGACGATGCAGAGAAGAAGATCCTCGAGGATGAGCATGAACACCTGAAGCCTACATCACAGGTTAGGGAGTACGCGGACGGATCCTTGAGGAGAACGTACATCCTGCTGCGCGGCAGCCACGACTACGACACAGCGGAGTTCTCCAGGCTGATCGGCGGACTGGTGGACGACTGCAAGGAGGCCGGCATCGAGACTCTACCGCCGGAGGAACTTGCGAGGATGATGCTGGCGTACAAGGGAGGCGGATCATGATCAGACAGCAAGACGCCTCCAAGCGAGGCAAGGCATCCAGAAACAAGGGAGCCAGGGCGGAGCGGGAGCTGGCAAATGATCTGACAGAGCTGATCGGGAAACGGATCCGCAGGGGTCAGGTTTTCAACCGGGAGCCCGATCTGGTGGGCCTCGAAGGGATCCACCCGGAGGTGAAGCGGCAGGACCGACTGAACATCCATGAGGCCATGGCACAGGCAATCGGGGCGGCACAGAAGCGCTCTGACGGCTTCCCGACAGTGTTCTTCCGGAGAGACCGGGGCGAGTGGATGGTGACGATGCGGCTGATCGACTGGGTGAAGCTGTACAGGACGTGGCGAGCGGCCAGAAGGGCCGGGAGGAAATATGGCAAGAGATAGTGTGGTTTTTTATCGGAGCTTTTATGAGGCGGTGAAGGAGCTGGATGAGGCTGACCAGATCAAGGTCTACAACGCTCTGTTTGCTTATGCTCTCGACGGCGAGGACCCGGAGCTGTCCGGTGTGCCTGCTGCGATCTTCAAACTGATGCGTCCTTCAGTCGATTCGAATAACCAAAAGTTTGAAAACGGCTCAAAAGGCGGACGCCCGAAAAAACCAAACCATAACCAAAGCGAAACCGAACCGAAACCAAACCATAACCAAAGCGAAACCGAACCGAAACCTTATGAGGATGAGGATGGGGAGGAGGATGAGGATGAATCTGTGGATGAGGCTGTGGATGAGGATGGGGACAGCTTTATCCTCGCCGATGGCTCGGCCTTCCGCCTTCCGCCTGCCCGTGTCGCTGAATTTGCCAAGACCTTTCCGGAGGTGAACGTCAAAGCCGAACTCTTACGATGTCGGCTGAAGCACAATGCCCTTCGACAACGGAGGAATGCATTGACGATCGAGCAGTACATTGTCAACTGGCTGATCAATGCCCAGGGTGACGCGAAGAAGGCCAGATCGGGCACTTTTGGCGACATTCCAACACGCAGCGAACCTGTTGGAAAAGATTTCTTGAAGGGCATCGCAGGAAGGAACGGGAATTTGGTATGACACGCAGCATCATCCCCGGTGGGAACAACCAGAAACACTGCTTCCTCGGCTGCGCATCGTTGCAGCTGGAGCGCCATCATTGCCTGCATGGATACAGACGCAAGAAGGCGGAGGAATGGGGCCTGACCGTATACCTGTGCCCGAGATGCCACCGACTGTTGCATGATACCGGCCTGAACGACCTCTTCCTGGAACAGGTGGCGCAGCAGGCCTTCGAGGCAAAGTATGATCACGAGCTCTGGATGAAGGAGTTCGGGAAGGATTATCTATGAGCTGGCTGATGGACATCTTCCGGGGCTATCCGGAGAAGGCGAACCCTGATGAGATCATGGCCGACATGGAGATGGCACAGACGTTGTACCGGTTCTACACCGCCTGCATGACTGCCGGGTTTAACCAGGATCAGGCCTTTGCCCTGACCCTCACCATGTTCGAGTGTAGCATCAGCGGGGAGGACGGGAAATGATCTTAGCAATCGTAAAGTGGATCCTGATCATGGTTGCCCTGGCATTCGTGGTGACGGTGGCAGTGGTCGTGATCGGGATCGTGGTGGCGATCATCCGGTGCTCCTCTGTCAAGAAATAGCGCAACTTAAAGTGGGAGAAATCTCCGGGTCACCCAGCTAACAGCAGCTGTTCGCCCTGAGCCTGCAGCCGGTCATATAGTTTCTCGAAATCGTTCGGGGACATGAAGTCACAATGACTGTGGATGCGAACGGTGTTGTAAAACGTGTCGATGTACTCGAACACCAGCCGATAGGCCTGATCGTAGTCATAGACACGGAAATGGTAAAGCCACTCGCGCTTGATCAAAGAGTGGAAGGCCTCGATGCAGGCGTTGTCGTAAGGATAGCCTACGTGCGAGTAACTGAGGATCATGTCCTTCGTAGCATCGAGGTAAGCGTTGGAAACATACTGGCTGCCGCGGTCGGAATGGATGACCAGGGGAAGCGAGGTGTCGCGGCAGGCTTTGGCCTTGTTGATGGTATCGATCACGCAAGAGACCTCCATGGTGGTTGATAAAGTCCAGGCAATGATCTTCCTGGAAAACAGATCCATGACGGAGGTGAGATAGACAAAACCGTCGTCAAGGGTCGGGATGTAGGTGATGTCAGAACACCAGACCGCATTCGGACGGTCAGGATTGAACTGCTCGTTCAGGATGTTTTGGAGCTGGTCGCTGAAGTCCGAGTCACGGGTAGTGGCAGTCCAGGGCCTGACCCAGCGGGCGCGGATGCCGAGCTCGCGCATGTATTTGCCGACCGTGCGCTCAGAGATGACCTCGCCGGATCTTTGCAGTTCCTTCGTGATCTTAGGAGCACCGTAGATCTGGTGAGAGGCATCATAGATCTCGAGGATCTTCGCCTTGCGTTTGTCCTTTTTGCGGTCGGAAGGGGAAGGCCTGTGATCAAGGAAAGCGCGGTAGCCGGAACGTGAGACGCCTAAGTGTTTGAGCATTCCGGAGACAGAGATCGGGCGTCCGGTAGCGTGAGCGATCTCTGTCAGGGAAGCGACCTCGGTATAGATAGCCCAGGTCAGTCTTTGCCCAGAATGCCGATGGCTTTTTTTAAGACGTAGAGGGCGTCGTTGGCGTCGCGGAGCTCACGCTTGAGACGGGCGATCTCCTTCTGCTCATCGGAGGCATAGTTGCCGGAGCCGCGATAGGGCATGTCACCGTCGGAGTCGCGGTACTGTGCGAGCCAGCGCGTGAGCGTGGTGATACTGATGCCGAGGTTTTTCGCGCACTCGACCTGGGTGAGGTCTGGATGCTCTTTGACGTAGTTGACAGCATTGATCTTGAATTGGCGGTCATGTTGTTTGTTTTTACGAGGCATGGTGAGTTCTCCTTTATGCGTTGTATTGTACATGGTTTCGGGAGATATCTCATTTTAAGTTGTACGTTTTTTATTCTAGGTGCATATCACGAATATTGGGAATGCGATCAATGCGGAATGGGAGTCGGATTGGACGATGTGCGGAACTTCTGCCCGAACTGCGGAGCAAGGATGGAGGAGAGCGAATGAAGGTGGTAGAGATGGTAGACAAACTGAATACTCGCATTAGCGACATAGAGCAGAAATATTGTGAGAATTGTCAGGAATGGGTCTGTGACGAATGCCCGTACGAGATGGAGGAGAGCGATGGCTGAATATCATGTAGGATGTGGACTTGCGGGAATATATGCAGGCACACTGAAGAAAAACGGATACGAATGGCTGAATAAGTCGAACGTGACGAACGAAACAATTAATTCGGTTATGGAATACATGCTTATGCAAATCCCAAAAGGAGAAAATGCGCTTGCATATTTCACGAAGACAAAAAGCGGGAAGTATCTGAGGCTAAAGCTTGAGGTGTGCGACCATTGCCCTGAATGGCTAAAGGAGGAGAGCGATGGCAATTCTGATTAAGGGCATGGAGATGCCAGAGACCTGCGTAGAGTGCAAGTGCTTCGATGGGGAATGGCTCGTTTGTTCTATCACAGGTTTTGCGCCAGACTGC